TTGGGGAGATCTTTATAAGAGAATGCCAATCACAGAAGTAGGTGATGTAGGCTTTACTTTTGCTGAGTCAGAAGTAAGACACAAAGATGCTTATGCTAGGCTACTTAGAATACTAGGATTAGAGAAAGAATTTCAATCAGTAGTTGAAGTACCTGCAATAGAAGGTAGACTTAAGTATTTAAAAAAGTACTTAGATGGTACACGTTCTAGAGATAATAAAATGTATACTAAGTCTGTATTGCTGTTCTCTTTATTTATAGAGCATGTAAGTCTATTTAGTCAGTTCTTAATTATGATGAGTTTCAATAAAGAAAAAAATGTACTTAAAGGTATATCTAATGTTGTTGAGGCCACTAGCAAAGAAGAAGAAATACACGGAAACTTTGGTGCTGAGATTATCAATATTATTAAAAAAGAAAACCCTGAGTGGTTTGATGCAGAGTTTGAGGAGCTTATTTATTCTGCATGTAGAAAAGCATATAGAGCAGAATGTGGTATACTAGATTGGATCTTTGAGCAAGGGGAATTAGATTTCCTACCAAAGCAAACTATCTACCACTTTATAAAAAACAGATTTAATAACTCTCTAGAAAAGATAGGTATGAAACCAATCTTTGAAGTAGATAGAGAAATATTAAAATCAGTAGAATGGTTTGACATAGAGATAACTGGAACCAAAGAAGGAGACTTCTTTTACAAAAAGAGTGTAGACTATAATAAAAAAAGTAAGAGCATCACAGTTGATGACTTATTCTAATAAACCAACAATAATGGAATATAATAAATACTACTGGCTAAATGAAGATAGCCGCACATTTTTATCAAGAGGATATATATCAGAAAGCCCTGAACAAAGAATCAAAGACATTGCTATAAAAGCAGAAAAGTATTTGAATATAAAAGGCTTTGCAGAAAAGTTTGAGGACTACATGGCAAGAGGGTTTTACTCTCTGTCTACTCCTGTATGGATTAACTTTGGTAAACAAAAAGGTTTGCCTATAAGCTGTTACGGATCTAATGTTGATGACAACTTAGATAGCATATTAAATGCAGGGCGTGAAATTGGAATGATGAGTAAATATGGGGGAGGTACAAGTGCTTTTATTGGAAACATTAGAGCAAGAGGAACAGAAATATCTACAGGTGGTTTTGCTGATGGGCCAGTTCATTATGCTAAGATTTATGATACAGTAGTAGATGTATGCAAGCAATCTGAGGCAAGACGTGGTGCTTGTGCAGTATACCTACCAGTTGAACATCCAGACATCTCAGAGTTCTTAGACATAGGAACAGAAGGTAACCCTATACAAAACTTACAGTATGGAGTTACAGTTACAGATCAGTGGATGAATGAAATGAAAGAAGGAGATAAAAGTAAGCGTAAGGTGTGGGCAAAAATTATTCAGAACAGAAGTGAGTTTGGCTTTCCTTATATTATGTTTAAAGACAACTCTAATAATAACTCTCCTTACAAAGAACTTGGAATGGAGATCACAGCATCAAACTTATGTTCAGAGATTCAACTTCCTACAGATAGTTATAACTCTTTTGTATGCTGCCTTGGGTCTATTAACTTATTACACTGGGATCAGATAAAAGAAACTGATGCAATTGAAACATATGTGTATTTCTTAAATGCAGTAATGGATGAATTCATTATTAAATCTGAGACTATGCCAGGCATGAAGAGAGCATTTAACTTTGCTGAAAAACATAGAGCAATTGGTCTTGGTGTGTTAGGGTATCACTCATTGTTTCAATCTAAGCTTCTTGAGTTTGACTCACTACAAGCTAAAGGATTAAATAGTGAAATCTTTAGAACACTAAAAGACAGAAGTGAGATTGCTTCTAGAGAGTTGCATAATGACTACGGATACACATCTCTAAGAGAAGGATATGCTAACACTACTCTTATGGCTATTGCTCCTACTAAGTCTAGTTCTTTTATACATGGTGCTGTATCTATGGGTATAGAGCCTATCAAGTCTAATTACTTTATTAAAGATCTTGCTAAGTCTAAGACTATCTATAAGAACCCGTTTTTAGAAGAGGAGCTTGAGAAGTATGGTCTAAATACAGACAAGACTTGGAAGTCTATACTAAAGAAAGATGGTAGTGTTCAACACTTAGACTTTCCTACTAAAGAAGTATTTAAATCATTTGTAGAGATATCTCCAAAAGAGATTGTGTTGCAGGCAGCACAAAGACAAAAGTATATTGATCAATCACAGTCATTAAACTTAATGATAGATCCATCTGTCTCAGCTAAAGATATAAATAAGTTATATATGTATGCCTGGGAAGAAGGTGTAAAAACTTTATACTATCAGTTTAGTAAGAGTAGTGCACAAGACTTTGCAAGAAACATTTTAGAATGTAGTAGTTGTGAAGGTTAGTGTATTATTACTGTTGGTTTGCCTAGGTTGCAAGCCACAGTATAATCCTGATAAGGATCCGGATGTATTAGACTGGTATGTTGATGAAGGTAAAACTATTATCTATACTAAGCAAGACTCAATACAAGATGCATATGATAGAGCTAAATATATTGACTCATTAAAAAAGGACTCTATTTTCTAAGTCCTTTGTGATTGTCAATTCTATCTAAAATTTTATTAAGCTCTGCTGTCTTTATTAGGCCTGCCATAGAAGCATTCTTCAAAGCACTTATAAGTTGTAGTATCATGAAAGGTACTACAACCACCTCGGATAGCCAACCTGTTCCTGCAAAACCTCTCTCTACCATAAGGATGACAGTCAGAATAGCTATCCACACAAAGGTGTTTCTAGTAATTCTTAATGCTTTATAAGTTTTAAACCCTTCTCTTTTACAGCCAGCCCATACTCCAAATATTCCGTCTAGCCATAATACTGAACAAACAGCTAAGTATTGTTCCATGTTTGCCATTGATAAATCAAAAAAGTACGTACACAGGTACGTACAGAATGCTGTTATACTCACTATAGATAATTTAGTTGTCATTGATTAGTCTTATTATGCTTTAATCCTAAAGGTTTATACTATAATATAAACAATATATGTGGCATCTTCTAGATTTAAACCTGTTAATTTTATTATTTAATATAAAAGTCATTATTTTTTTCAAAGGAAAAGAATTTTTGTATTGAATAAAGTAGAGGTAAAACATCATACCAGTTCTTTGCTAATTTTAATTCACCCTTTCTTGGTTTGTTTTGATAAACAATACTGCTATCCTGCATGAACTCTTCGTCAGATAAAATTAACCACTTAACAGGAGTCTGTACACTTAACTCCATTGCTTCACCAAGTTCACCCAAGGTTCTTGTAGATGCAATAGGTGTTTTGGCCATTTGATATAATTGTTGAAATCCACCAAGTCCTGGTAGTGGAACAAACATTACCATTTCTTGCTTAGATCTATCTGCAGTATAAGCTATAAAGTTTTTAAGTTTTCTTTCTAATCCTTCATCATCATCATCTGCACCTTTTAATATTGATGTTAAAATAAATAAGTTCATTATTAAAAATGCTTCACCTAATGTTCTGTATACATTTTTAAGTAGCATGGTTCCTTTATTTGCATCATAGAATTCTTCACCGCTTAAGTTTTCTGTATAACCATATGCTTCCTTAAAGCCTGCACCTAGGTTTGCTCCGTATGATCCCATGCCTTGCTCTTGCATTACTCTATTTCCATAGTAAGTCACACCACCCATATATTTTATAAACTTATACAGAGACTTGTATCTACCTTCAATCCAACCTAAATTCTGATCATAGTATTGTTGTTGGAACCTTGCTCTAAATGCAGGCATAACCCACTTATGAAACTGTGCTATAAGTATACCTAAGAAGTTATTTTGAATTACCATTCTATCTTCTCTTGCATAGTTACCGTGAATTTGCTTATTAACTTCACGTATTCTGTTTCTTAATCTTGCTCTGTAAGTATCATTGTAAGGCTGTGTAAATCCAGATCTTTTATCTATAACTGTATCAAAACCTTCTTTTAAAGTTGCTGTTTGAGTTTCAGCATCCCAATCCCATGCTTCACGTATACTCAACGTCTCATTACCATCTGTTAAAAAGGTACTATATAGTATGGCATGACCTACTGTACTCTGTGCATAGTACTCAGCACCTTGGTTAAATGAATAACCAAAGCTTGTAAATCTTTCCCATAGAGTGCCACTATCTTCTCTACCACTAAATGTTTCTCTAATATCTGCATCATTATCCATCATGTAATAATGATCTGATAACCACTCATATAATGACAATGGCTTCTTAATATCATAATTACCTTTCTTTAGCTTAACTTTATTTAAAGTTGCAACTCTACCAGTAAAGTCTGCAAAGTCTCCTATAGCATCAGGAGTTCTTTGAATTATTCCTTGTACTGCTGTATAAGCAAAGTCTTGTTGTGCTCTCTTATATCCTTGTCCCGTAAAGTATAAACCACCCATTGCTTCAATTGCATTATTCAACTGACCAATAGTAAGGTTATTAAAGTTACCAAACACGTTAAAAGCTACATATGCTAATGAAGATGCATTTACTAGTAAGTTTGTAGTTTTTTCTATAGCACCTTGAGTAATCTGATCATTATCATAAAACGTCATCTTCATATAATGATGAGCCCTTCTAGCTGCATTACTTTGTAAACCATCATAGTTTTTCTTACCAACCTCTTTTGTTATAGAACCTTTTGCCTTATCAATCATTTTACCAACATAGGTAACTGCTCCCGGTGCTTGATACTGTCTCATCTCTATAACCTTAATTATAGCCTGAAGTGAATCTTCTATTTCACTCATTGCTTCAAAGTTCTCAGCCATTGTACTAAACTTAATCATACTTTTGACCATATCTTTTTCAAGCTGACCTTTTGTAGGCTTGTTTCTCAATGATGCAAACTGTGCCTCTAGCAGTGCTCTTTTCTTTTCATATACATTTAAAGTAATTTTACCTTCTTTTCTTTCTTGTCTAAGCACATCCATCTCATTCTGTACCTGCTCCAATGCACCATCAACCCCTGCTGAGCCAGTATAATAGATAGGCAAAGTATCTATCAGATTTCCATCATTATCTACTTGAACAATTCTTTGTGTTGACGTTGTTGTAAAAAACTGTCTAACACTTCTTACCATTCTAGGGAAAAGTTTTGTAAATATTGGTGGTCTTTCTGTAAGATCTCTAACTAAGTTATTTCTTATAATTGGCACTTTACCTAACATCTTATTCCTCACTGATTTAGGTAAGGAATCCAGCATAGACTCATAATCATTTATAAATATTTCATAGAAGTTTTTTCTGGCTTGTCCTAATGCATCAGTAGGATTCATTATGGCCTCATACTTTTTATTGAGTAAAGAAACCTCATTACCTTTAGCATCTATATATGAATCTTTTGTTTCTACATACTCTGGTCTTACAGAAGGATATGATTGATTTTCTAATACAACTCCTGTAGGATCTTTTTGATCATCCTTATACATTTTTGTATATGGTTGTTCTTGATAATATTTTCTTCTAAATGATTCATAGGCTAGTTTAGAAACACCTGATTTTTTTACCCAGTTGCCTCCTTCACCATTAGACCAAGGTTGAAAGTACTCAAACTTTGCTCTTATCTTAATAAAATCATCTGTATACTTATGATACTTGCCAGAACGGAGTTGTCCATCTTCATAAATTTCTGCATTCATAAAATCTCCAAATGCTTTTCTTTTAAGATAGACTTGTTTGTTCCAGTCTAGATCTTTTTGTTTAGCATTAACTAAAGAATATACAGGTCTATATTTAATTGGCTTGCCATTAATATCATATAACTGATCTCTTAAAGCAGTCTTCTGTGAATAGTATTGTTGCCCTATTCTTTGTGTATACAACCCTGTAAAGTTACCATCCTCATCAAACTCTAACATAAAGTCATACAGCTTTTGTAAATCTGTTTCTGTATCTAAGGAAAGTAGTGCTGCACCTCCTTCTCTAAGTTTCTTTTCTCTAAGCTTAACTTTATCTAAAAATTCAATTCTTTTAATTTTAAATAATTTATCCATAGAAGATAAAAGAAAATCAGCTGATGTAGCTAGATCTTTTGAATACAGTTCTGCTCCATCAACATCTGGAACCATCTTAAGTATATCTTCTATATCATCAACAGTAAATGTCTTTCCACTATGTGACTGTAGTATGTTGTTTTTGTCTTGGCTCATTCCATCTTGAGACAATTGTAAAGTCAAATCATGAACATAATTAAGAATGGCTTTGTTTACTATACCTTCCCCTTGTCCATTTCCTTTTATTGTTGGTGCACCTAATAGCTTTACAAGTTCAATATTAATCTGACCTATTAAAGATCTTTGTGTTGCATTAATATCAGTGTTGTTTTCTATCAAATAAAGCCCATCAAATGTGGTTAAGAACTTATTAAAGTTCATTACATATCTAATATAATTTGGATCTTCAGCAACATTCTTTGGATCAACAACATAAGCAGAAAACTTTTTCATTTCAGACAATGAGTCCCTAAGTATTTTAGTATATGCAACAGACTGAGCCACAGGACCTTCTGCCTTAGCAACATTAATATATGCTAGCGTGTTAGCAATTGTTTCTTTATGATCTGCCTTAGATCTATCACTAAATATATTTGCTTCAGTCATTTCCCTAACTCTAGCTTCATCCACTAAAGCTTCATAATAATTATCTAATGCTACACTAATAGTGCTTTCTGCAGGATATAATGATGGGTCAACTTGCTCAGCTAGGGTTTCTATTTCAGAATCCTTTCTGTCTATATCATAAAGTCCTTCTTCTAAATCTTTAGATAATTTCTTTACTTCATCATCTGATACAGTATATGCAGCATATGGTATTACAGAATCTACGTGATTATCATTTTGAAATTGAGGATGAGATATATGACCATGAAATTGTAATGCTTTACCTTTATAGCTTAATATTAAACTTTGTACAGCATTATCTCCATACACAATATCATATCCTTGATTTTGTGCCATTCTTCTAACTAAACCTACCTCTACCTGATCTTGAACTGACAAGGTTAATTTATCATCCTTTAATAAGTTTCCTTCTTCTAAGTCAATTTTATCTTGATAGTATGAGCTTTTTTCTATGTCTTGTTTTAATACACCTTTAATCCAAGACTTTGGATTTTTGGTCATCACATTAGCCTCATTAATTTGTAGCTTTAATATTTTAAAATGACCAACTCTATTTAATATAACCACATCAGCAACACCTGCTGTGTCAGTTAATTGATCATAGAATACTACATTTGTTAGCATTCTATCAGTTGAGTTCATTGTAGTATGTAATTCTTCTACTAGATTATTAAATGCTTTTTGAGCAAACTCAGGTGTTAAACCAACAAATTTGTCTTGAATGCTTTCAAATGATTCATCAATTGCAATTGCATCTAACATTAAGCTTATATCTTGTTTAACTTCAATTGTCTTTTGAGAATCTTTCTTTCTACCAACAACATCTGAGACTGACTTAACTTGTTTTCTATTTGTTAGGTTGTAAAATTTACCATCTTTTTTATTTAAAATAACTAGTGGATCACTATTTTGTATAGCTACTTCAGGGCCTGCACTAACAGATAATGAATCAGCTTCTTGTTTTGAAGCATTTACTTTATGTGTTAGTCTATCAATAATACGTTTTTGTAATTCATTTGATTTTCCCTTTACTCCATCTACCACCTTTTGTTTTCTAGGAGATAAGTTATATTTTACTTTACCGTTAGTTTGTGATGTATCTATATTAAATACTATACCTGTTGTATTTAATAATTTAGCAATATCAGATAAGCTAGCTCGTTCAGATATATTATCTATATTGATAGTTCTACCGGTAATTACTTCATTTAAGTTTTTAATTATTGCTGACAACCACTCTAATAATTCACGGATCTTATCCATAAAACTTTGTGGTGGAGTTTCTTCATACTCATTATTATAATGTCTAGATAATGCTTGGGTAATTAATTCCATCTCTCTATCTACCGCACTAACATTTCTTTTGCTATTATAAGCATCATCTATTTGCTGTTTCATAACAGGAAATGCTTTACCTGCTTCTGATAATAAACCTTCAAATAATTTTATATTACTTACCCTTACTGCTTCCACAAATGGGTGAAGCACCTCTTCTATTGCTATCTCATCGGTAACCCTACCCTTTATAAGAATAACATTATTCTCTACATAAAATGAATTAATTTGATCAAAAGGAACTTTTGACTTTCTCCACTGTGGTATTTTTTCATAAAGTGCTTTTGCTTCACTTACTGATTTCATAGAAACATTCAATCCAGGAATCAGTTTCATTAAATGCATAACTACATGTCTTGTTCTAGGTTTGTCCCAAGCTCTTGATGACTCAAGCATATCTATTGGACTAAACATAGTGCTGTCTATACTAACAGTATATGTCTTTGGTGTTTTAGAAATAAGCACTGACTCAGCTGGAATATTATTTATATCTAAATATTTTTCTAACCTTTTTCTATTTGCTTCAACTAATTCATTGCTTGGTTGTAAAGTATCTCTATCAGTATTATTTATAAAATACTTACCTTGAAAGCTATGTATAATGCTAAGTCTTCTTAAGTTGTTTAGTAATGACTGACCAAAATCTAATTGCTTTAAGTTATAAAGTGTTTGTTTATTAGTAATAAATTCTATTGCTTCTGCAACAGTAGGTACTGTATCAGTTTTTGTAAATGCTTGATACTGATCAATTATATTTCCTGTAGCCGCATCTGTACCATACTCTTGTTTTAAAGACTGGTATTCTGCTGTATTTTTGTTATGACATCTACTCATTGCTTTCTATTAAATTCCTAATATACATTTCTTTACATAATCCTCAAAAGCCTGCTCTGATTCAAACTCAGTAGTTGGACTATTATAAAACTCTACCATAGCTTCAAGAGAATCTAAATTATTATTTTCTAATATATCTCTTTGAGCAACTATATCTCCTCCAACACCAGGCACTGTAAAGATACTATTATAAAATGAAGTAATTGTAGGATATTGATCACTAATCTCTTGATCAAAGTTTAACGTCATTTGTTGTTCACTTTCATTTAAGATTGGCATATCTGCCTGTGCATCTAATATACCTGTTGCTTCATCTACAACATTTAGCTCAGCTCTAGTTTGATTATTAATTTCAGATAATACTGCACTGCTAACATTCATTCCTTGGGCTATCGTATTAAATAAGTCTGCACCTATTTGTTTAGCATTTTCTTTTCTTTCATCTTTGCTTAACTTCTTGTTGTCTTCTGCAATTTGATCTACAGTTCTACCATCTCTTTCTCCTACTGGATTTCTTTTTGCATACTCTAGTGCAAATTTATTTGCTGATTGCTCAGCAGTTTGATTTTCTAAAGAACCTTCTTTAGTTTTTAACCATGCTGAAACTAAATTACTTATGTTAGATTCAACAGGCTTTGCAACTTTATTATTTTGTTTTTTCAAGCCTAAGAGATTATCTAATGCACCTGTGTCAGCAATATTAATAGCATTTGCTGTATCTTCTGCAGTAAAGGTAATCTCATTCTCAGTTGCTTCAAACGTTGCATTTTCATTTGCTAATGCTTGATTTTGTGGTGAATTTACAGGAGGTGCCATCTGCTCTATTGTCATTGCACCAAATGATTCTGCACCGTAAGCACTTTTCATTTCACCTCTATTCCTGATGTTGTCTCTATTCTCTAAAGTAGTAGGTCTTTTTCCAAACATAAACCCAATACCATTTTGATAATAAGAACCTTCTAATTGGCTTTGTACATAACTTGCCTTTTTCTTATCTATATTATCTAGTACATATAGCTGGCTAAAACCAGTTATAGCATCTGCAAAATTTATGTATCTAGGTAATGCATTTACGTTATCATCTTTGTCTAGAGTATAAATTACATTACCTTCTTTTGATGTGTAACGTGAGTTTATATCTAAAGGATCATTAACCATAACGGTTTTAACTTTTGAGTTAGATGTTGCAGATTTAAAATAACCGTTCTCAAAATAATCAACTAAGTCATCACGCTCAGCACCAAATGTTTCTAACCAACCTTTATTAGTTAGAAAAACATCACTGACATTGTTAATTTGTTGTAAGTATTCATCCATCACAAATGGAGAAATAGCATCCAATAAACTTCCCTTAGCTGCCTGTAAACCATCTTTAACCATTATGTAGTTGACTATGGTCATAGCATCTTTTCTTAAAAGAGGGTTGCCGTAAAGCTTAGTAAATGAAGTTTGTAAATCAACCTTTTGTTCTTTATCTAATCCTCTCCATGTGTTAGCTTGTAATAAATTCATACCTGTCATGTTTGTTTCTGCAAACATAGGTACCATAGTAACAAAGCTTTCTAAGAAGAAGTTCCCTTTATCTGCTTGACTCAATCTATTAACTGCTTCAAATATTGAATTATCAAATTCATTAGGATATAGTAATTGATTTGTAAGTGTTGCACCATCTTTTACTTCAGACTCTTTAGTCTTTTGTCTATAAGCTTGTATAGTAAAGAAAGAAAGCATATCTCTTTTTACTTTCTGTTGATCTAATACAGTAAACGTTTTTTTGTTATTGCTTAAATTTCTAGAAATCTTATTATATATTTCATTAAATGCCGGAGTACCTGAAATAAATGTGGCAGGAATTAAATTACCAGCAATTTCATTAAATACATCTATATTTGATTTAACCCAACTGCTTTCTAGTATAGGAGTAATATCTATTATAGGTTTTTGTACAGGGCCATTTACTCTTTGGATTACACCTATATCATAAAAATCATCAAGTCTTTTTTGTATATCACTAAAGTTAGATCCAATACCACGGCCAGACATAGAAGTTATAGAAGCCATTTTACCAGTAAAACCTGATATAGTATTTAAATTGCTTATAACAAGCAGTATAGATTTTTGTTCTTTTTTAGTAAGCTCTTCTCCTCTTACAGATTTTTCTATTGTTTCTAATCCAACCTCTGCGTTAGCTTTAACATTCTTTAAACCTTTAAGTTGTTGTTTCACTAATGTTGTAAAGCTTGCATCAAACTTATCTACTTTGTTATTAGCTTCTGCAAATAAGTCTCTAACTATTTTACCATTTAATAATAAAACAGCATCTGATAAAGGTACACCTAAGGCAACTGCATTTACTGCAAGACCAACTGCTGATGGATGCATTCCTAATTTAGCAACATAGTTTTCTTTTGAGTTATCTGTAAGCATTGTTATTATAGAAGATATCTCATCTTGAAGTCTATTACCATAAGTATTTAGCTCTGTACCAAAACTATCATATATTTCCCCTCTTAAGTTAAATCCTAAACCTCCTACATTAATTTTATACTCACCTAATAAACTTAAGTATAAGTTTGGTGATACAGCTCTACCAATAGCAGCTCCTTTGTTTACTTCAAAAGATATTGCTTTACCTGTAATACTATCAACATCAATGTTTTCATTATCTAATCTAGCAACATATTCTGGTGCTGCAGTTTTTAATTCATCATAGGCTTGTTCTATAGCAACTAATGTAGCAGGTGTAACTGAAATTTCTTTTACAGCTTCATTACCCATTAGTGCATACTTATAATCTAAGACATTATTATTTAAAGGTGCTTGATATGGCTCACCATTTTTATTTACATAATTTTGATACTGTGATTTTGTGATTGGAAGTCCTAATCTTGAGGCAGCCTTTAATGCTCTATCTGAAAAATCAGAGTCTATAAGTTCAGCATCAGTGTATGAATCTTCTAACTTACTACCTTGATCAGTAAAAGAAGCTGCAGCCTGTGAATATATTGTATCCTTATTTACAGCTTGATTTATATATCTTACGTAATCTGAATATTCTCTACCTTTTGTATCTCCATAGGCATAAAACTTCTTATCATTTTGATCATAGTAAGATTCTTTTATTTGTACGTATGCTGTATCTATATCAAAGTCTGCTCCTGATATCTCAATAAGTTCAGCAGGAAACATTGCAGAAGACCCATAGTATGCAGGCATAAAATCTACAAGTTTAACATTCATACTTGAATGATTATCTTGTGAAGGAATACGTACAGCAAACATTTTACCTATAGAATCTGGTATAGCAACATTAGGTTTGTTTTGTAATTCACTATATATATCAGCACTATGTGCAGCAAATACACCTTCACTATAATATTGTCCAGTACGTTTTCCATTCTGATCATACTCAGCTAACTGATATCTTAATCTATCTCTTACTAAAATTCCTTTTCCATCAGATGGGAACTTAAAGTCAGCACCTAGGCTATCTACTTCAAGATTTAAAACGGTTTCACCTTCTGGTACACTACCTCTTATAACTTCATTTCTACCTAACCTGCCGTTATCCTCCATACTAAAGACACGTCTAAGTACAGTATAGCCTTTATCTGATACTAAAGCTAAACCGTGACCAGGTATTTTCTCTTGGAATACACCTTGACTAAAGTAACTCATAAATAACTGTTCAGCTTTAGCAATACTAATAGGATTGTTTATATTGTATTTTACTTCACCAGTTGTAGGATCAACAGTAAAAAACTCCATAAGATTTGTGCTAGCCTTAGATGCTTTTAATGAGTTTAGTGCATACTTTAAAAAGACTTGTAGGTTAGGTGTAATAGAATCTTTACTCTTGCTTAATGAAAACTCAGACATTAAACCATCAAAAGTATATATAAGATTTCTTTTGTCTTTAAACTTTAGTACAATCCTTCTACTTAACGTCTCATTATACAGCCTTTTTACATCACCAATATTTTTAACATTGGGCATTCCTTTTATTTGTATAGGTGTGCTATCTATCTGTTCAGATGTAGCCAAAGCTTTTATTTGAGATTGCTCTGTTATTATATCTTTATTGGTTTTTGTTTTTACTTGCTCTCTAAAATATCTTGCATCTAATTGTATTGATGGTTCTATTATATCACTACCTAATGATTGTACATTAGTCTTTAACATTTTAAAAGCACTCTTTGGTCCAGCAAAAGTAATATCACCTAAGTTTCTTTCCATTGCTTCCATGTTTAATCTTAATCTATTTAGATCAGGATTATTTTTTGTAAGATCCTCCGTTAAAGCAATAGCAGAAAACTTTACATAAGTCTTACCATCAAAGTAAACATACTTCTTAGAGTTCAGCATTTGATTAGTTTTAGCTAAACCTTGAGGTCCATATAACTCTTCTGCAGTAAGAGGTGTGCCATCCTCAATTTTGTCTAATGCCAGTGCTCCAGCTCTTGTTAAATTTCCTAATGAGGATTGTGCATGTCTATGAAACTTGAGTGTTGTAAATACTTGTGCATCTGCACTATCTATTGATTGACCACTGAACTCAGAAAATATTGTTGGCTCATTTAATATTATAGCATTTATATTTTCAGTACTTTCAAATACACCAAATTCAGGATTAGGTACTGGAGAATATATACTGTCTCCAGCAGCATTCTGTCCTTTAGCTCTTTTAATTTGCTTTATAGAATCTTCAAGTATTACAGCTTGATCACCTAATAATAATTCATTTAATGACTTAGTGTTTAAATAATCATTTAAGAATATTTGTTTTAAGTTATGGGTTTTATTATCTGTTAAGTTGAGTTTTCTAGATGCTGCTCTTGCTTTTTGTTGTGCTACAGCCCCTTCAACTCCATCTAATAAACCTTTCTCTAAAAGTCTAGATACTTTACTATCTACTTCTAAAGTATTTACCATCTCCATAAAAGATTCAAACTTTTTATCAAGCTGAGCTTCTATTATTGTGTTTATACTCTGACTACCTAAAGCTTCTTTAACTGCCTTATCAAAAGAAGGTGGGTTTTCTTGTATAGCAGATACCTCCAGTGAATCTTTTAGCTCTTGGGAGATTAAATCTTTTGCATTAAACATAAGATTCATTCTCATTAAACCATCCTGATCTGGAACATTGTAACCTTCTATTGTTTTTGGGATCTGTATTACATCACCTGTCTTAGTAGTAATTTCTTGAAAAGGTAAATTTCCTTCTTCACTATTTTCTCTGACAATTCTATTATACTCATTCTCTATAAAATCAGATATATGACCTAAGTAGTCAGGAGATATTCTTAAACCTTCATCCACTGCTTTTACAACAGGTAATAATACTTGATCATTTGTATTAGAAGATTCCATTATCCTAATTAAGATTGGTGCTACTGCAGCAGAATCCATTTTAGTTTTTAAAGTGTTACTCCTAGAGTTATAATCAAACAAGTAATTATTTATAATAGATGTAGTAAGTTGTTTAGGTGTAAAACTGCCATACTCTGTTGTACCTATAACACCATCTTGATATGAATCTAGATTGGTACTTCTATCTAATGTCTTTACTTCTTTTAAACCAGACAACCTTAAAATTTGTAGCTGGTTAGCTTCTGACATATTTAAGAATTCTTCACTATTTAATAGATAATTGTTTTCTAAAAACTTATCTGATTCTAATCTATTTATCTCAGTCTCTTTATTTAAATTATAAACTTTTTCTAAATGAAACGTAGGCTTCTGATGTGCATTAACTAAATCACCATTTACATTTCTAAATACTGACAGACCAACTGTTTCATCAAGCAATGCATTATTAATAGCTAATTTTTTTAATCTTGCAATTGCCCCATCATTTTCTGAATTAAATAAATCTCCACCCTCTTTAATAATGTCTTGTAGCCAAAACATATCTTCTCCTAGAATAGGCTTAACTTCATTATTAAATTGAAGTATAGATTCTTGATTGCTAGTTTTTGTTTGGTTTGAGGCAGACAATATACTGTACTTAACATACAATGGACTTAACTTAATACCTACACCCTCAAATAAATCTTGTGCTAATTTTTTAGATACGTTATCTAGAGCAACATCCTCATATCCTTCTGGTTGGATTAGCTCATCATAAATAGCATTAACTGATCTTGTAGCAACTTTTTTCTTTTCTTTATTTATTTTCCAATCTAAAGACTTAGTAGTGTAAGCTTGGCCCCATAGTTCATTTTGAGTATGTGTGTCATCTCTCTCAGCTGCTGAAAAAGATATTACTTCATTAGTATTATCTTGTTGTAAGAATATCCAATTTACTTTATAGTTAGTAAACCCTTTTGTAATTTGATTAAATAACAAAGGATTTTTAATTTGCTGAGGTAGTTGTATATCAGCTATCTCAGATACATCATGATAATTTATTCCTATATCATTAAATATACTTTCTACTGCAGCTTTAGTATTAGGGTTATTACCACTAAATGTATACATGCGTTGTAGTATCTTTAAAGGATCTGTTTCATTCTTAACAGATTTAATTATACCGTTGTAAGTTTTAAAAGAGTTTATTGGTATAACTAATTTCTCTCCACTTTCTAATTGCTCATTACCAAATGCATCTGTGTAAGGCATTGTTATAGTAGAAAGATATTGTCTTATGTATGTTGGTAAAGATGCCAGTCCTCCACTCATGTATGCTTCCTTACCAAACTGAGTTACATTTCTTAATCCTTCATTGTTTTCATACTGATCAATATTGTTGTCAATGATTTGTTGTTGTACATCTATAAGTTCTAAAACTTCAAATACAGCTTTATATACTGGGCTATCTTCAATCTTTTCTGATGCATTAAATGTAAGTGCATCATGTATTCTTTCAAGTTGCTCAATAGCAGCTATATTAGAAGCTTCCTGAGAAGAATTATATTTACTATTGATTGGGTTTGTTACATTATATAGCCAAGCAAAATCCTCTAGTACATCTTCAAATATATCTGCATTACTTATTTCTGGATCTATATTTTCATTTTTTCTACCAACATAACTAGCAGCCATACTACTAATTAAATTATTAGCAATGTTACTATCTAAATATAAATAACCTTTACTACCATTAATCTGCAAACCTTCATAAGGCAATATAGCATTAGCTATAATTACTTGTGGGCTTGGATCTAATGTAAAATCATTAGCAACTACTGATGCTTGAGCATATTTTGCAGAATCAATATTCTCAAACAATGTTTGCAGTTTATTTTTATTGTATGTACTAAATAATGATTTAAACCATTCTATTATTCTTGTAAAGAATGATTTAACTTCTGCATCTATTTTTGTTTCTTTAGGGTTAGTTTTAAATATTTCAAACTGATCCGCCATGTACTCTTCATAGTATCTGTTTTCTAATTCTATATCAGACATGTTAGCATAAGTGTCTGCAGAGTTTCTGAACTTTTTTAGTTCAGTTGAAATTGATTTGCCTTCTGACCTAAGTGATTCTCTCTTTTGTTTCTTAGCAAAAGACAATAAACTTTTTTGTTCTTGTGGTGTAAGTAGCATTCTATATACACCATGAAAAGCTTCATGATACCTAAAAGGATTAGATGCTCCAGTATATAATGTACCACTTGCTCTTAGTCCTCCACTTACAGAAGACAGATCTAAAGCAAATGCCCCAACTCTAACTCCACCAGCTTTCATGTTATTGCCTAAAGATTCAATATCAGCTATATTAATAAATGAAGGCAAGTTTGTTTTAGCCCACTCCATAAATATATTAATGTCTTCTACATCTCTTTTTGATAACTTAGGAGATAAGATTTTGTTAGCTGGACCAATCAAGTCCTCTCTTTGCTTTAATAAGTCTTGATATATTTTATCTTTTCTTAATGCTCTTACCTTTTTCTTTTCACCTACTTGTTCAGATATCTCTGATTCTCTTTCAGCTATCTGATTATTTATTGCATCTATAGGAGTTTGTGCAATTAAAGTAAGGTCAATATCATTTTTTTGATCTTTAGTAACTGTAGCTTTTAATAGATCTTCAATCTCTTGACTCTTAGCTTGACGTATTGCTTTCTCTCTTTGTGAAAGTTGTTGGCCAGTTTTAATTTTATCAGCAATAGATTGTATTACTTTAGTTTCTACTACACCATTATTAGTAAATTCTAAGAATGCTTCACTAGATATGGTATCATCTTCAGACTTTTGAAATGCTTTCTCAACATTTTCTTGACTTATCTTATCACCAAGATTAGTAATTGCTCTGGCTCTTTCTCTAGCAGGATCTTCCCTTCTTTCTTCAGTATCTTCTACTCTTTTTAATTTATCTGGCTCAAGTTCTGTTCTAGGTCTAGCTAAGAATATACCCTTATCTTTTGTAGCTTGTATAGCACCAGCACTTGCCTCAACATTAATATACTGACCTGTTCTAATTTCTGGACCTAGCTTAGTGACTAAATCTTCCATTAACATATCTACAGAAGCATCTAATGGTATTGACTTTCTAAAGTTATTTATACCTAAAGTCTCTACACCAACCTCTATTCCTTTTGGATCTTTAATAATCTTTTCAGTAAACCTTTCTAAATGCTGTATTGTAGTTCCTGCCTTTTGTTGATCAGCTGCATTATAATAAACTTTACCTTTTTTACCTGTATATTTATTAAATAGATCTGCTCTCAATGCTCCATCGGGTGCAACATCTATAGTTACATTTACTCCTTTTGCCCCACTAATAAAAAATTCACCATAATCTTCAATAAACTTTACTTTGAACTCATCATTAAAACCTTTGTCATTAATAACTTTCCTACCATTCTTAGTAGTCATGTTATCTTTAGCAGCCACACTTCCTTGCTGTAATAAATCATTAAACATTTTAATTACAGTATTCTCTTCTACTCTAATTGCTTTTGCAGTTGCTAATGTCATTAACCCATTAGGCTGTTCAATAGGCATTATGTATCTATCAGTATAACCTCCATTTGGACCAGTCTTATCACCGCTTATCATTTTATTCCAAAGACCTGCCTGCTTAAGATTATTTTCTATTCTATTTGCTAATTCAATTTTAGCATCAGATTTTAAATTAGATATAATTGTAGGTTCATCACCTATCATATTACCAGCAGAATCTCTTTTTATATCATAGATAATTATAGCCCCATCTGTAGTGGTGCTTTGAGATAATTGACTTAATGAAATTTCTGGGTTGGTTCCTTTTTTATAAGCAGGAATACCATCACTTCTTGTAATCTTTAATCCTTCTGCTAAAGTACCTACAGTCTGATCCTTAGATATCATATCATTAGCAAATGAAACAAGAACTGCCTGTGTATCATAATCATTACTGAATTGATCTAATGCAGCTTGCATACCTAGATCATTGCTTGAAGGTATAATTATATTTTTAGCATAATCAGTTGTCATAGCTGATGGAACAACAACTTTACCTCTAGCATCAACAAAGTATAAAGAATCATTAGGCAAGAAAGCAATAGTACCTTCACCTCTTTCATTTACAAATTTACCTTCTATTATAGGTAGCTTGTTGTCTGTTAGTAGTTTATTAAAATCTACAGTCTGATCTTTGCTTAACTTAAGAGCAATAGTATATCTCTCTCTTTGTTTTTTAATATATGGATTAGCTTTACTTTGATCATTACCATAAAACCTATCATCCTTAATAGGCTCATTTATCATTTCATTCTCTTGGATGTCCACAATTAAATTTTGGAAATCAACAGGTGTCAATAAATTAAGAATAAACTTATAAGCTTCTGGTGATAAAGGCGTGTATGCTTTGGCTACTCTATCAGAGTATAACTTGTACGTATTAGTTGGTAACGTATCAAAAGATAATTTTTCTAATTCATAATTAACAAAGAAATCTAATTCACTTACAGGTTTACTATTGTTGTATCTTGTCTTATAGTCATCAGTGTAAAACTCAGAAGGAACAATACTAATCATACCTCCCTTATTGGCTGTACTATTTATTCTAAATTCTTCACCTGTGTTTTTATCATATACAGACATACCTTTTGACACGGCTTGTCCATCAAACATAAATGTAGAACCATCAGATATTTCTCTATCAAGTATATCCAATAATCTTTTAGCCTTAGATAAATCTGTAAAAGTACCTGTCTCTCTTATATCTGTTGATATAATATCTAACTGGGCTTGTGATAAGCTACCTCCTTGTTTATCTGTAATCTTATAAAATGATCCACCATCAGTTACTACTTCTGTAATGTCAAACATTACACCTTCTGCTACAGGAGGTTTTGATCTAGATACAGTTTGACTATTTGCAGTAGTAAATATATCCATTGTTAGATCTAATGCATTAAGTATATCCACAACTGTTGGATCTTCTAATGCTACTTTACTATTTAAATAATCTTGAAATCCTTTTTCTGTATTTAAATCTTTCTGGGATGGTACTCTTCTACGTGATACTTGTTGACCATTTTCTGTTACAAAAATATCATATCCTTTACCCCATACTCTTTTTAGTGCATCATATGCAGTTTTAATTCTTGTACCATCATCTGAAACTCTCCAATCTGCAAATTCTTTTGCATCTTTAGTAAATGCAGATTCTTTATATTTACGGTACTCTGTTTCAAGTATACTCTTTAACATAGGTGATCTAGTTGTATCTCCTATTTGTATATCATCTACACCTGCATCCTGTAAAGTTTCTTCAACATCTATCTGTTGCTCTGTGCTTTTATTAGATTCAATATCTCTAACATCTTTTTCTTTTTCTATTAAAAGTTTATAAGTTAATATTTCACCAATTATCTTTTGCTGTAGATCTTGGTCTTCATTTAACTGTATGGCACCACCAAGAGCTCTACCATCAATGCTAAAGTCACCTTTATTTAAACCCTCATATAAACCCTCAACTCCTATTTCACCAGATAAAAAATCTCTGATTAGTTCAGGCTTCATGTAAACATCATATGAAGCTATAGCATTTATTAATTTATTTTTTTTATCTGATTCTAAGTATTGTTCTGTTTGATGTCTATATATTTCTTTTCTATTTTTAAATAAATATTCAAAATACTCTACATTCCTTTGAACAATCTCAGCAGTAACTTCTGGGTTTGCCATAATGTTAACTGTTTGAGAAAATGCAAAGGCATCTTCTTGTAGTGCCTGATGATCAATTAATTTTTCTAATAAAGTCTCAACTACTTCTGGATTAACATAATCAGACTTATCACCTGCAATACCATTTAAATAAGTTTGTAATGCACCCTTAATTGCTTTTGTCTTTGATCTATTAAAGAAACCTTTCTTAGTTAGATTTTTAGGGTCAGTTAAAATAGCATAATATCCTTTTAAATCTTTTAACTTTCTTTTATCTTTCTTAAGTTCAGAGGCTGGCACACCAGCTTCTTCTTTAGCTTTGATTTCTTTAGTAAGCATTTTTATTTCTGTATCAATGCTTTCTGCATTAACAAGAACTCTTACGTCTCCATACTTTTGCTTTGTAAAAATAGGCTCATTTTCAAAAGACTGTTCTATATCAGCTTGTCTTTTTATTGCATCTATAAATGATTCTTTAGAAAATATATACAACATCTTTGCTTGATCAACAGCTCTGTTATGAAACACGGCATCTCTATACCCTTTACTTGACTGATCATACTCAGATAGATCAAATTTCTTTGATTCAAACATTTCATCCATTGACTTTGATGCTACTCTTTCACCAAATTCATTTATTCTATTTAACTCATCTATAAATTGTTTTCTTAACTTTTCTGGACTTCTACCAAAATCTTTTTTATCAAATGCTTCAGCTAGTTCGGTATCAGACATTTTAGAAAAATCAGTAACCATATCTCTATATAGACCCATGGTACCATTTTTATACTTACTATATAAATTTTCAAAGCGTGTAAAGTTTCTACCGTTGAGATAATCATACTTATTATTTAAAGCAATAGATAAGTTTGCCATACCTGCTTCTTGGTCCTGCAATGCAGCACTCATTTTAGCAGGATCTAATAGTAAATCAAGTTGCTCTAACTGCGTACCCATCTTATTAGCTTGGGCTATTACATCATCAATTACAGCTTCTTGCTGTTGTCTTTGTTGTTTAACATAATCAACAACTTGTTTATCTCCGCTTGGATCAAAGTATTTGCTATTAGCAACTTTAGCACGTGCAGTACTAAAAATAGCAGGTACCCCTTCAAATAAGACTTGTTGATATGGTCCCATCATACCACCAATTAAAAATCCAGATGCAAATGTTTCTAATCCTTGCTTAGTAAATATTTCTTTACCAGCAGCACCATAGAATCCAGACATAGCAAGAGCACCACCTTGTGTAGGTTCTCTTAATGCTGCACTATAGTATCCTCCTACTGCAGCTGATATTGCTTCTTGAGATACTTCTTGTGTACCCTCAACAAGACCACTAGCACCATACCTTAACATCAAACCACCTGAAGTTTTTGCAACTCCTTTCCAAGCACCTAATTTAAATCCCGCTTTAATTTCTTGTGGAATAGACTTAAGCATATACTTGCTTTTCTTTGCATATTTACCAGGTCCAACCCTTAACATTCTACTTAACTGAGTAGTTGCCCCTTGATTTAATTTTCTTGCCCAACTCCCAAATACATTCTTAAATACAATCCTGTTGGATGCTGATATTATTGCAAAGTTAGGTGCTAGCGTTTTCCAAGATGCTTCAGATGCAGCTAATTGAATTTTTTTCATCTCTCCTGGTGACACACCATTACCATCAGATCTAAAGTTAGCATATCTCATACCATTTTCTAAAACAGTATTATAAACTAGTCCTGCTTCCATTTTAGATTCAGCTAATGCCGCATTATACATTCTCATGTCTCTATAAAATGCACCAAATACTTGCGTATTCTTTCCTATATTATAAGCATTCTGAAAAGTATTACCTGTAGTCTTCCAATTTTTTATTGTATGAGCCATCTCAGGAGATATAAGCTGTAGTCCTCCACGGCCTATATTTCTTAAAGTTTGACCACTTCTAGCAAATTCATAAAACTTTTTAGCATAAGCTATATTATCAAAGTTTTTTACTAGGTTATAAGAAGCTTTAAAACCATTTGCTATTGTCTTAGGTATTCTTGTAAGGGTGGCTAAGTTCTTTAAAGTTAAAGCACCAAATGCTGCCAATGAACTACCACCTGATGGTAAAGAACTTGCAGCTGCAATACCTGCAGCAGCTACTTCTTCTAATGCAATCTGATAAACTATACCTGCAGAATAAGCCCAGTTCAATGCAGTGTTTCCTATAAAACCACCTAAACTACCTGTACTACTACCACCTAATCTCATTGCATCTTCCATAGTAGTTGCACCCTCAAGATCTGGAGCACTTGTATAATCACCACTAAATGCATCAGCTATTGATCTGTAATTAGCAAATCTACCACTTCTAAATAAACTCTTAAAAGCAGGTGTAAATCTAGTTAAGTAATCAGCGGATGTCTCATTTTTATTAAAGATTTGATCCATATCTGCATATGGAGTAAATCCTATATCACTAAATACATCTGTAGGATATATCTTGTCAAAATTAATTGTCTTAGCATTTGCCCAAATAGGATTGGGAAGCTCAACACTTGTTTCTAAAGGTGTTTGCCAAATTTCATCAAAGGCAGATGCAGAACCTAATTCTGTAGGAATAGGAGGAGCAGCATTTACAACAGAAGAATTAGCACCAGCTGATATATTAGCTAATGTAGATGGTGATATATTATCCATAAGACCTTTATACATGGATATACTTCTATCATACTCATCACTTACTTCATTACGCATGTCAGGAATTAAATCTTCTATGCTCTGATAAGGTAATGATGTATCTATTGGATTTACATCTACTGCGTCCTGTGCTATTCTCTGTTTAAGATCATAATCAGGCTGAGGCATTTTTATATTCTCGTCTGCCATAAACTTTAGTTATTGTTGTGGTTTATAATTCTTAGCTTGCTTATACATATCCTTTGCTTGTTCTATAGTAGAACCAGGGTTATTTGATATATAATTTTCAATAAACTTTGTTTCAGATAATTGTTTTGCTCTTACCTGATAAATGGCTAAATTATTTAATCTATCTAGTTCTTTAAAGTTTTGCTGTAACTTTACAAATCTACTATTTAAATCAGCTGCATAATTTATGTTACCTTTTTTTATTATAGCAGCATTCATAGGTTGTCTTGTATATTGCCTACTTATGTCAGTAGAATTAGGATTATATACATTAGTATATCCACTAATACTTATTGTTCCATCTCCCAAATCTTGAAAAACTATTTCACCTGGAGAAAAACCTGCTGTTAAATTTGTTTCATCTTTATAACTAAAAGATTGAGTATTACTTAAGTTCATCATTTGTTCAATATAAGATGAACCTTGTATAATGTTTAAGTTATTAGGGTTTATATCTTTATTACCACTTCTATCAAAAACCATTAAAACACCCTGATTCATTACTCTAGTCCATGCTGCAAAAGATTCATCATCTTTATAAATCTTTTTTATCTCATTTTTAAATGTAGTACTAAAGTTATCAATCTTATAACCACCCATAGGATTTCTATCTTCATCATCAACCTTAGTAGCTCCTAAGTTTGGATAGTAGGTCATTGTAAATTCTCCTTTAGTTGCTCTATTTTGTAAGCTTGAAAATATTTTTTTAGCAATAACATTGTCTTCTTCAGACAAATCTACCCCAGCTTCAATATTAAAATTATTAAAATCTTTTATATCAGTTGGAGCAGGTAAAAAACTAACTCTTGTTTCTGGATCAGCGGTTGAACTAGCTAATTGATTTAATGCAGTACCTAAAACCTTATCCATAGCAGATCCTGCTTCTGGTTTTACAGAACCTGTAGCACTCATTGTTGGTACAAAACCAATGTTACCCCATGGTGCATTAGGACTATAGCCAGCTGTTAAACTAAGATAAGAATTACCACCTATAGTTTCATAACTATTATTTATTTGATCTGCATAAGCTTGCCATAAAGCTTTAGACTTACCGTTTATTGCAGCCTCATCTATAACAACATTTTGATAATATGTACCATCTTTTCTACTACCAGTAGTTGATATTCTTGTCCAATCTTCTCTATCACTACCAGCATTTTCATTTCCAAATAAACCTGTAACATCAAAGTTCTTTATTTTTCCAGATAATGCTTGATCTTTAAAAACCTTTTGGTATTCAGAAAAAGTCATAAAACGCTTAATACCATTTTCTTCTACATAAGGTTTTGGATAATTAGCTTTTATCATCTCTATCTTCCACTCATCATTACCATTTAACATGGCTTCTTCAGCACTTAATGCTTTATTATATAATTCATTGTCATACTTTTCTATCCTTTGGAGATATAAATTCTCTCTTAGATCTAAACCTAATGACTCTGGATTATTTGGATCATTACCAAATAATAATTTATACATGGTATCATATTGACTACCAGGCTTTACAAAAGTTGGAGTATGTTGAGCAATTACAGCATCCTTATTTTTAAACCATTTTGACTGTTCCTCATACATCCTTAGTATATCTGTCTCATACATTAATTTATTTGGGTCATCAGTTACACTTGTACCATCAATAATTGGTTTTGGCTTAAGCAAACGGTTAGTTATGTCTGAAGGTGATAAGTTAAGCATTTCACCATCTAAGGTTACAGTAAATGTTTGTTGGTCAGGATATCTTGCTTTAAACATTTGACCAAGCAGTCTTGCTTTTTCTAATAAAATATTTTGTCCATCCTTAGCAATCAACTCAGAATTAGTATCATAAGGGTCAGCATTATTAGCTACCTCATTATCTACAATTACATTTAAATTTGCTCTAGGATCTGAATAATCAATTACTCCACCTTCCTGAGCTTGTTCTGTTAAGCTTCTTAGATTTGATGCTTCTGAAGCCTTTAATTGACTTTTTAAGATTTCCATATTTGCATCTATAGCAGCTTGTTGATCTTTCAGTGCACTATCAGCATTATACTTAGCAGCTATTTCTTGCAAAGCAAATTTATGTTTATCTTCATTTAAAACATAGTCATTTTCTCTAACTACAGTCTCTGCATTTTCTCTACTATAGTTATATGCAGCACTCTGTAAATCTTGACTTATATTATAATTACTATTTAAACTATATGCTTTGTTTATTAATGCTTGATCATCTTTATCAGGTGTGTTTGCAAATTCATTTACCTTTAAAAGATTGCTTAGGTTAACTCTTAACTGCTCTGCTTCTGATAATGACTGCCCAACTAAATTTTGTTCTGCTGGTGTTAAACCATTTAATTTTCCAAAATTACCCCAGCTAGTTGTTTGTTGTACTATTCTTTTAATCTCATTATCTAGACTATTATATCTTTCACTGTTTGCTAATGCAACCCTTTTTACTTCTGCATCAGACCACATTGATAAACCTTCTGATATTGTTTTTATTGATCCATCCTGAACACCTTGTGTAGCAAAATCCATTGATGCTACATAAGCTTTTGCTTTATAAAACTCTTGTACTCTAGGATCATCAGTTAAATCAGTCATTACTCTTCTATATGCATCACCTTCAATAAGCTTACCGTTAGTGTCTGTAATAATCCATCTATTTACAACTCTATCATCTGGTGTACCCATTACGCCATCTTTACCAGCATCCATTGTAAAATGATCTTTCTTTTGTGTAAATCCTTTTCCTTCTAAACCTAAACCTCTTAGATATTCTTGAGCATATTGTGTCAGATCTGCATCTTCTACATACTTAGGTAAAGGCATATTTATTAGTTGATTTCTATCAGCCTCTTGAAACTCTTGCATTCTATATTGCATGTTCTTTATTCCAACTGGATTATAAAGTTCCCTTACCCTTGGGTCAGGAGAATCTGCAAATTGATTAGCTCTTTGCAATTCTTTTTTATACGTTGAAGTATATACAATATCTTTTACTACAGCTTCATCTTCAAAAAATGGTGCAAACACAGACTTTGCAGCATCAACATTTGTTTGTAATGATAGATCTAACCCAGAAATTCTAGATAGTTCAGGAGCTAAATTTTCTATAAATTGTTGTTGAAATTCTTTATTGTCTGAGTGAGACAAATCAGAATAAACTCTACTATATAGGTCATTGGTAGCTTGCCACCCTGCATTATATTTATTTTCTCTTGCGTCTAATGCTGCACTAAGAAACTTATAATCCGGTGTAAACGGCTTAATGTCCGGGTAGTAATTTTTTTCTCCTTTTATATAATTTGCCATAGTTCAAATTTACTATTATTTATAAAGTTTACAAACAGATATAAATAAACCTTTAATGTTTATACGCCCATCTTTCCTGTATAGAATGGATAAGCATATTTTTTAATTTCATTACCTCTTTTAGCATTGTATCTAACAGAAGGAGCATACCCCAAATCTTGTGGATTTGTTATACCATTATCTTGAGCTCTATCATTATAATCATCTGCTGCTCCCTTTTTAGTTTTTTTGTTATCAGCATATGCAGGAAGAATGTATTTCAAGCTGTTATCTAAACTATCATCTCCCATATCTGGAAACTGTTCCTTCAGTAAATTTCTTTCTTTGATATACTCATTCCTTCTTTTTTCCTGTTCACTAACATCTACATTAGGATCAACCTCAAGATCTTTGTTGTCCTTCATATCAATAATACCACCTGTGTTAGGACCTACCTTCATAACATCTTTTAATTGGTTCAGGTTGAATGT